ACACCAAAGCCTGCATCCCACTTGTTATTACCAGTGTGGTGCTCTCTTAGTACAACTCCCTTGGATGCAAGGAACTGTCGAATTCCTTCATCTTGCGTGAGAAAAGATTGAAAGGCGTTACGCTCCACGATCCATTCCGATGGTGCATATACGTTAGTCCAATCGGTAATGAGTTGTCTGATTTGTGCAGGCGTAGGACGCGTAATCTTGATAGCGTCCACAATGTAGCGCTTATGTGAAACGCGATCAACTGCATAACATACCGCCGCTGTATCTCCGACCATTGCTGGGTCGAGTCCACAAACAAAACTGAAACCGTTGAGGTCTTTGGGATGACCTGGATTGCCAGGCACCAGACGACCTGCTTTTCGCATTCCATCAATGGAGCCTTTCACACATACTGGGTCAAAGATAGCATCATCAGATATATCTTGTTGTTGATAAATCAAAGCCCACGTAGATGCGTCCATAGCCTGACGCTCGTTGTAGAGGTTGCGCCCATTCCATCTAGGCCACAAACCTTCTTCAGTCTTATGATCTTCAGGTTGTCCATCAAAGGGCTGGTCTGAATAAGGCCATAGAGTAACCCACTTATCAGGGTCCTCATTTGGCTCAAGTAAGGCTGGCATCGCTAGATAAGTCCAAGGGACCAAGCCACCAGGATAACGGTCTGGGGACCGTAGTTCTTTATAGAGGTCTACTGCAGATACGCGAGTTCCCACCACAATAAGTTTACCTGTGGGGTTAAGACGGGATCTGACATCTTGGGTAAGCCACTTGATTTGTCGTTCAAAGTCATTTGCGTTACTCAGGGTAACTGCGTCATCAATGATGATCATATCAGCACGCTTACCGTAAATCTGACCACCGATACCTACGGCTTCTAGGTTAGGATCTTTTTCAGAGGATTCCCTGAGTTCATCACCAAAGGTGACACGGGTGGCCTGCCAGGAGGCGGTCTTAGTATTGAACCCAACCCCAGCGGCATATGCCTGCTGTAGTTCTTCGTACATTGGATGCGTCAGTCGCTGCTTTATAGCATAAAGGAAGTCAGCCGCTAAACGCTGGGTTTGGGAAACTATGAGAACTCTAAAGTTCGGATTATTGACAATCTTGTAGGTGACATAATCCACCGTGATTGTGATGGACTTGGCGTGGTTCGGTGGAATGTTGATGAGGATACGATTGTCGTTGGTACCCTTTTCGTACTTCATAGAGGGATGGAACCATCCTGGTTCACGGCCTTCTATCACATCTATAAAATTCTTCTGGTGGGCGAATGTCTCACTCTTGAGGTACTTCTTACGCCAGGTGGGGAAGTCTAACCCCAAGGCTGTCTCATCAGCCCAGTTCTTTTCGATGGAACCAAGACGGGTTCTATCTGCCAAAGATTTGAAGGCAGCATCAGATCTACGATAATACTCATAGGTCTTGACTGACTTGCCAGCAACCTTACAGGCTTCTTCTACAGTAATGCCATCAGCGATACATTGTAGAATGACCTTCTTGGCTCTGTCAGCCTCTTGCATCTTTTTGAGGTTGGCTACCATAATTCTTTCTTTGTGGAATGGATAGAATACGGTGGATATCTCCGATATCTCACTGGAAGTCATATCTGTCAACAGATAGACTCCACCCCACTAAAAGTGGTGCCACGCACCACACGTGGTGCTTGAGCACCCCGAAGCGACCTTAGGAGCGAGGGGGTAAGTAGGTTGAGGTATCGGGCGCGTAGCGTGAGCGCAGCGCCCTCTACGGTCGCGAATGCTAGCGCTGTCCCGCATTCGCTCCCTACTATATATAAGGCAGAAAAAATAGGCCATTTCTCTATTATGTGACGAACGTCACCTTATTCACGGCATCTTTATACACAATACGGACAGATCACCCCCGATTTAGTGCAGATATTTAGAAGGGGAGTACAGTCACCGCCCGCTGGTTTTTTATCAACGGGGGGTCTGTTTTTTTCTTTCCTGAGAGTTACCTGAGAGCCTGCTGTGAGCGGTTGTTCGTCTAACCTTGTAAGGGCGGTCTAACCCGTCGGCACTATCGCGCCCCCTGCCCCTGCCTTTCTTCTAATAATCCTTTTCATAATAAACCGCTAGTCATAACCAATACGCGCCACCAATTCCGCGCCCTATATTGTTGGATATTCTCAGATAATTCTCAGACTTCAAGTAATACTTTAGACTTATTCCGTTATCAAATCGTTATAAAAATTCCTTAGTTTCCTCTTGCGTGTTAGATAAGCCTTACATTACACTTGCCCCGAAGGGGCGCATTCCGCGCTCAGTCTGAAAGGATAAGAAATGTCTCACACAATTACCGAATGTGAATACGCTTCAACCGAATATCACGACACCTGCCCCGAATGTGGCGAACTAACCGCCTGCGTCTGCCTTGCCTCCATTGTTTCAGAGTGGGAAATTAGCGCAACAGGTCAGACGGGCGCGTTTGCCTATCGCTACCAATACACACCGCTCAATTCCCTTGTGGCCTTTTTCGGGTATGCCGAAACCTACCGCGAGGCGATGGATAGCATCGCTCACTCTGTAAATTGTGAGGGGAAGCGATGAAAAAGCAGAAATTAGAGAGAGTTCAATTTATCGCACGAAAAGGTGACGAGGCTTTTCAATTAGAAATAGTTGAGGGGCGATTTTATGAAATTGAGATTATTCGGGAATTAAACCGCCTTCTCAATGAGGGCTACACCTTAGAAAAGGCAGGGAAATAATGAAAGCGGAGATGAGCGCGGTCAATCTGATCCAATGCCTAGCAGGGGAGATGTTTTGTCACCCTGCCGACGTAGTTCAAGCAATACAGGAGGACGAGGAGGTTCGCGCCTTAGTTCGTAGATACGGCAAGGGCGAGGTTTCTTACGAGGAGGTGAGAAACGCGGTCAATGCTATCTGCTAATGCTTGCCTATCCTCGCAGGGTTAGTCTATCCTGCGGGGGTGGGGAGGTCTTAGACCTTCACACCAACAACAAATCGAAAGGATAAGAAATGACAACGAAAGAAACAACCTGCGAGGAACGCATTGACGCACACCTCAACGCACTAGAGGAAGATATCGCAGGCGTTATCGAAGGCTACTACAACGGCGAGGAGGACGGCTTCGAGGGTTGGAACAATTACCCTCTCGCGGTATCTACCCGTCAAGAAACGAAAATTGAACTATCGTGGGGCGGTCCAAGTGATTTCATCTCTGTAATACACGAAGGCTCAGAGGTTATCTCCGTCACCTATCATTTCCAAGATTGGTTTGACGGCGCGGTGCGCCAAGTAAATCAAGGCTCAAAGGTTTGGGAGTATGTCCGAACTGTTATTGAAGCCCGCGAGGAGTGTGGCTACTAATGTTTGAGGTGTCATTGAATTGGCTCAACGGATTGGGGCAGGTCATAACCTACGCGCTGATTATCGGTGGCGTGTTGTGGGTGCTGAGTAAGGTAGAAGTCAAGGATAAGGAGGGCAAGTAAATGGACAAATGTCGTTTTTGTGGGTTGCGTGGGTTGGTGTTATCCACCGCCAACGCTGACTATTCCTGCGAGCATTGTGGAGAGTGGCAGGAGGCTATTCTCGGAAGCGTGTGGGAAATTGTAGGCTACGAGAAAGAGGAGGCAAGCAAGTGAGCGCATTACAAGAATTAGATGAGGCTATGACTAGCCTCTGGTATCAAGCAGAAATCAGCGACCAAGCCAAGATGTATTGGAACGACCTGGTGGCAAAACTAAAGGAGGAGGAAAGCAAGTGAAGGTGGAAAACTTACGATTAGAACTAACGAATTACGAGAATGATGAGGAGATTATCGTTCTGTATTTCGACAAGGTGGCAGTAACAGATCACCTTGAGCAAGAAATAACGCCCGAACAATGGGCGAAAACTGTCGAGAAAGTGGAGGCTATTCCAATGGCAGAAATCCACGAAATCTTTGACACGATAACCGAACAAGCAGAGAAGGTTCTACGAGAGGGGAGGGCTAACAAATGAACGAGGATATTATCGGAGTCTATCTCGACGATAGTCTGATTTGCGTTCCGTGTAGCACAACAGGAGAAGGAGAGAGGGTGACGGCGCAAGCCGTTCCCAATGGCTTCACCTGTGATAAATGTTGGGTGGTAATCAATGTCTAACTACAACAAGAAGGACGAGTGCGTAGGGTGTGGCGAACATATTTCTACCTATCACGGGAGAGGGTGCGTTTATGATCCCGATTATGAGAGCCAATGGGAGGCGTGCGGTGCGTGCGGTGAGTATGGAATACCGAGCGAACACAACTGTTCTGAGGAGGTAGTCAATGTCTAATGAGTTGATTGAGTATTTACAGGAACACAACGAAAGAGAGCACAATTACCATACCGATTTAGAGGAAAGCGGGTTCGATGTGTGTATGGAGTGCGACCTTATCCGCCGAACTGGTGGGTTGTATGAGTGGAAAGAGGGAGAGTTAGTGAGTGAGAAAGAGTATGCGGAGGGCAGAGCCAATGCCTAAGTGTGGAGTATGTGGCTGGAACTTTAGCGATAGAACGCTAATGAAACACGCAGAAACCCCGTGTGGGGAGGGGAGCGAGAAGGCGCAACCTAGACCCTATGCGCCTGAAATAGATGACCTAATCAAAGAAATCGAGGAAGGGGAGGGCGATGAGAACGCCTAACTTATACACCTGCGTCAAGTGCTACACCGACATAGAAGAGGACGATGTTGTGTGGGCAGATAGTAAAGGAAATATAGAACGACACACTTACGCATACTGCGTAGGGTGCTTACCAAATCAGGAGGAGCAAGCAAATGGCTAAGTATGAACTGACGATGAGATTTACCTATGAGATAGAGACGGAGGATATTGAACGAACAATGAACGAGTTCGAGTTCCCCACCTTCCCTGATCTTGAGGACGATGACAACAAGGTGAAATTTATGGACAACCTGAACGAGTGGGTGGAAATCAAATGAACAAGGAATACTATCAAGCAAAGGCAGACCTATGCCGTGATCTTGCGGTGAAACAAATGGTCGAGGGAGATAGTAAGAGGGCAGGGGAGAACCTGATCCGTATGGTGAATGCCCTGAACGAACTAAACCTAATCAACTACAAGGAGGAGAAGGTAAATGACTAAAGGATTTACAATTTACGAGAAGGATACAGGTAGAAATCTAGCAACCTTACCTCTAACAATTCCGATAGGGGCAACGGTAGAAGGTTTTGAGAAAGCAGGATACAAAGTCGGCTGGACTTGGACAGAGGAGGAGAGTAAGTGAAACTGACTAATTTCTATGAGGTGATGGATCGCAAGGGAGATATTGCGTGGGGAGGGACGAGCGCAAGCGAGGCGGTCGAGTGGTTTAGACGAGGCTTAGATAACTCTATCTTCGTATCGGTATGGAACGAGGAAGATATTGAGGAACCTGTCCTTGTCACCGACAAGATCGAAGTAACTGCCCTTGTGCTGGCTACGATTACGAGTGAGAGGTCACGATGATATTCTTAGGCGTGATAGTGGCTACCATAATTGCCTACCTGCTGATAGTGTGGGAGGATAAACTCAATGAGCCTAGATAAGCGAGAACGAATGGCGCGTAAGCGAGCAGTCTGGCTACGCAATTACCAACGAGCACGAGGGCGAGCACTGACTCGCCTAGCACAACAATACCCCGACCAATTCAAGGAAATCTTGGAAGAAGAGAGGCTATCTGATGAGGCTAATGGAAAGGCGTGGTTGGATATTAGTGGCGCTACCGCTACTGACGCTGGTTTTTACCTATCTCCACCTAGATCAGGTGACACACCTCGACCCGAAGAAACCTACGCAAATCAGCAGAACAAAGGCAACAATGGAGGAGAAGCGTGAAAATAAAAGGATCGCAAAAGAATATGCTTGGGTTGCGTTTGGTTGGCGAGGAAGAGAATGGGAATGCCTTCTCGCTTTATGGACCAAAGAGAGCAGGTTTGACCACTACGCCCAGAACCCACGATCAAGCGCTTTCGGAATTGCTCAACTCCTTGGAGAGAGAAGTCGAGAGCCTGAACTCCAAGTATTGCGAGGCTTACGTTACATTAGTGAGCGTTACGGAACACCTTGTAAG